AAAAAAAAACCAATAAAAAAATAAAATATAATGGCAATAACTTATAGCCCAATAGCAATCAGAGGTGAGGCAGTTTCACCAATTATTCAAGAAATATTTTTCTTAAATAAAACAGTCGAAAAAGGACTTGTAAATTTCGCAGACGATGTAAAAGCGTCCACAATTATTACGGAAACAGCCGTTAATGTTGTTGGTCAAGCTTACACAGGCGAAAGATTAAATTCACAAGGCGGCCCCGTTTTAAAAGACCGTGTAGCAAATCCTAAAAAGATTGAGTACAAATATACTTTTAAAATGGAAGCTTTAAGACAATCTCGTTTTAATCGTGATATGGCACAAGGAGCGTTAAATATTGATAGTTCAGAGTTCAATACTCAAGTACTACAATTAACCGCACCAAAGACTTCGCAGGATGCGCAATTAAAGTTTTGGGCTGGATTTTCAACAGGTGCTCAAGCATCAATTGCGGGATTAACAGCTAATGCTGCACAAGGTAGTATTTCTGCATCTGCAAAAGCAGCAGTAGCATCTTACACGGCTGATTTAGCAGGTGTTGACGGTGTTTTGTCAAGAGTTTTATTTGATGAAACAGCTTTAGGAGCCTACATTAAAGTAGCAGGTACAACCGTAACAGCCGCAAATATTGCCGCTGAATATGCTAAAATCTTTGCGGCAGTAAAGCCAGAAAGCTTTGAAGCAGCTGAATTGCCTGTTATGTATGCACCTTATGCCCACCGACAATTAATATTAATTGCAAACAATGCAGTCGGAGCAGCACAACAAGTAAACTTCTTGGTAACAGGAACGGGAACTAATGAAGTAATTTCATACAACGGAGTAGTAATTGAATTTGTACCATTCCCTACTGGATTCGTTTACGTTCAAAGACCATCAGTAATTTACCTTTCGACTGATTCAACGGCTGATATTGCTAGTTTTGAAACTGGAAAAGTTGATAATGATAGTGATGTAATGTTCGTACGAACTATTTACACTTTAGATGCGACAGTTATGGCACAAGGTGACGGAGTTCTTTACGGAGGATAAAAAATAATAAGGGCGTTGAAAATACGCCCTTTTTAAAACAAAAAATATATGTGTGTTACATTAGGAGGATCGCGTAAATTAGCGTGTATAAGCGGACAAGCAGGAATAGACGCCGTATCAATTGGAGTTTTCAATTCGCTTACAAAAGTAGTTACAACCGCAACAGGCGTACTTGAGATTGCGACATCGTTTGCTTCAACAACTTTAGCGAGATTTGAAGTAAAAGCAACAACAGCTAATTACGTAGAAAATGGAATTTCGGGGGGCGACAATAGAAGTAAAGGAGTTACGGGAAATTTACCTATTATATTGAACGTGCCAAAATCTGATGGTGTTAAAACCGTTAGTGATGTTAAGAAATTACTTGACGGAGAAGTTGTTTTATTTCTTGAGAGAAAAGACGGTACAGTTACGGTTGCAGGTTCACAGAATGGCGCAATGGCAATTACAATTGACGACCAAACAGGTGGCACAATCGGAGATTTAAACGGGTTTACAGTTACATTCCAAACAATGGAGCCTGACTTTTCAAGAGAATATTTACTTACAGCACCAGCATTAGTAGAATATGCAGCGGCATTAAAAGCGGTTGTTTAATTCTAAAATACTAAACTAAAAGCCGTATTATTTACGGCTTTTTTTATACCAAAAAATAAAATGAAAGTACTTTTTTTAAATACACCCTTAGTTTTTTCATTAATTCCTAGAATTTACCCACTTCAAAGTGATATTTTAACTTTGACCTTGCGAAAAGAAACGGGAAGTACAACTATTACTCCAGCGTTTACTTTTATCGTTTGTCAAAAATTACAAATTACAATCACAACGCAACCCACTCAATTTAAGATTTTAGATAAATTTGAATTTGAATTAAAAAAAGGTAACGAGATATTATATTTGGGAAAAATACAAATTTTAAAAGAAGGTACGAACATTCAAAATTTTAATTATGCCGAACAAAATGAAAGATTTACCTACAAATAAAGGGCTGCAAACTTTTACTTTTGAGAGTAAAGTTGAAAAGTTTAGCGTTTACCAGCCGATTGACATAAAGCCAAGAGTTGGCATTGACTATATTTTAAATAGCAAAAACAACGTAAATAACGCAAATTATATAACTTATAAAGATGCTTACGAGGATAGTCCTACAAATAGTTCAATCTTAAACGACATACGTACATATATGTACGGTGAAGGACTAATTGACGAGGGCGTTGGTAAGGTTAACTTAAGACAGTATATGTCATCAGAGGACGTATTATTGACGTGCAAAGATGATGGAATTTATGGAGGCTTTTCGGTTCAAGTTATTTGGAACGAGCAAACAAAAACGCCAATAAAAATAAAATACATTCCTATTTATAAGTTAGGAATTAAATACAATCAATTGACTTTGGACGTAGAAGGGTATTGGTTTAGTTATGATTGGGACAATAAACAACGTTACCGTCCAGAGCTTTATCCAAGATTTACGGGTCAATATACCGAGGGTCAAAATTTGGAAATACTTTTAGTCCGACAACCAACGTCTGAACCGTTTTTTGCGGTGCCAGATTATTTTAGTTGTATTCCTTTTGCAAAGTTTGAGGGTGGAGTTGGCAACTATGCTTCAAATTATATTGAGAATGGCGTACATGATGTAGTTATTGTAAATTACAACCAAGGAAGACAAAGCACACCAGAACTTGCAAGGTCAGAAGCAGAAAAGGTAAGGGATAGAGTTTCAGGTACAAAGAACACCGCAAAGGTAATTGTTTCTTTTAACGACAGCATAGAAGAGGCAGTTACTTACGACAAAATTCCACCTAGTAATTTAAGCGAAAATATTACATTTTTCACAGAGGAAGCCGAACGTAAAATTAAAGTTGCACACGGAATGCCCAACATATTATTTAGTGGTAACAATCAAGGCGGGGGATTTTCTAATAATGCAGACGAATACTCTATGGCATTGAAAATATTTTATCGTAAAAAGATTAATCCAAGGCGGCAAAATTGGGTCGACGGAATAAAGCAAATAACCGATTTAATAGATGGCGAAATTATGCCTTGGTTTAAGGATTTTCAAGAAGAAACGCAACTAGATAAAACAGTATAGATATGAAAATTTGGCTAACAGAAAACGACATTCCAGCATTAACAAGTTTTGCGGGTAATATTGATACCGATGCATTGAAACCTTTTATAGTTATCGCACAAACAAACGATATTTTACCAATTTTAGGCGTAGATTTGTACAACAGAATCAATACGGATATTGAAAACGATACTTTATCGGGGGTTTATTTAGAATTTTATGATAAATACATAATATTTATGCTTGCTTATTTTTCTTGCAGCCATTATATCGCAATTAATACAAGTCAGATAAGCCAAAACGGAATTATAAAACCCGAGCAAAGGACTGATTTAAACGAAATAAACAGGCTTTCGGCGCTTTATAACCAATTAGGCAACAATGTATTTATGCAGTTCAAGGATTTTTTACTTTTGAACCCCGTGCCAGAGTACAAAATAGAACAAGTGACAAGAGAAACAAACGTAATTCAATTTTATTAATATGGCACAAGAAAATTTTAATGTATCACAGCCTAACGATGGATTAGGCGACAAATTAAGAGCCGCTTTTATAAAAGCACAATCTAATTTTACCGATTTATACACAAATAAAGTAGATAAAGAAGCGGGTAAAGGATTGAGTACTAACGACTACACAACAGTTGAAAAAGATAAACTTGCTAATATTGAGAATTTTGCAGAAGTAAACGTACAAGCTGACTTTTTGCAACAAGACAATACAGCGGACGATTTCATTAAAAACAAGCCTACAATACCAGTTGTTGCCGACTATCTTTTAAACGGTGGTTATACGGGTACGGCACAAGATTTAGAAGATGCAATAGAAGCGGGCGGTCAACTTATAAAACTTACGGAAAACGGTCAAACAGGTTACAGAATTAAAGATGCAAACCCTGCAAATTATGGAAATATTGGACAGGATGCAGTAGATTTAAGTATTTCAGATAGCGCAAGTACAACAAAGGGTGCAACAGGTCAATTTTCACACGCAGAAGGACTTGCCACAACGGCTAGCAATGATGCATCACACGCAGAAGGAGATAGCACACAAGCAAACGGTTATGCATCCCACGCACAAGGGGATAGCACAACGGCTAGCGGCGATGCATCACACGCACAAGGAAATAGCACAACGGCTAGCGGTTATGCATCACACGCACAAGGAAATAACACAACGGCTAGCGGTTATGCATCACACGCACAAGGAAACAATAACTTTGCGCGGTCTTCAAATGAGCACTCAGGCGGAATTTTTGGAACTGATTACACGCCACAAAGTGCAACCCAATTCAATCTTATAGACCGATTAGTAAACTATGGTAACGGTGCATCTAATAGCATCCGTTCAGACGCTTACACGCTTTTCAAAAATGGGATGCAAAAGTTCTTTACCGCTGCATTATCTACAATTACAAACGCTACAAAAGGCTCCGTAATGCTAGACGAAAATGCACGAATGAATATTCACGATGGAACAGCTTTCAAAGCCGTTGCTTTTATACAAGACATCGGTGTATCAAATTCTAAAAATTTAGGGCCAACAGGATTAAACCAAGGCGGGATTTTGACAATAAACACCGATGCTGCAAAGTTTAATCTTTCAGCGGGATTTGGCTACGTTGTTAATGGTCATTCTGATGCTGACAATCCATCATATACAAAAGTTACTTGGGTAGCTAAGATTGCAAATACAATACCAAACCTTGCAACTCAAAAACAAACATATGTAGCTGTTGACATTAACGGAGATTTGTATTTCACTAACGTACCACTAACAGCTACACAAAGACGTAATTTTATAAGAATTGGGGTCTTAATCCATTTAAACAATGCCGAAGTAACTTACATTGACAACCAGCCAACTATTAATATTGAAATTGGTGGTCAGGTGCAAGATATTTTGGAAGCTTTAGGGTTTAGGTCTTTAAGCGGTAACCGTATTTTTCCCGTTTCTACAAATTTAAAAATAAAAAAGGAATTAGGGCGAGTTTTTAAGCCTGGTGCAAATTTTAATAACTTAACAACGCAGCCCCATTCGTTTACTTTGGCAGCTCAAGAGCCTATAACTTTTAGATATAGAACTCAGACAGGAGCAGAGGGGTCAGACATAACAGACATAACGCCCGCAATTTATGATTTAAACGGGACAATTACACCCGTAGCTGCTACGGCCACGCTAGCAACTATTCAAAGAGTTTACATCTTTCAAGACGGAGTAATTAGAATACAACCAGGACAAAGAGTATTCACAACTCTTAACGCCGCAATTACAGCGTTAAACTCAGATGTTTTTATAACTGATTTGGATATAGCTGAAAATGGTCTTTATCTTGGAGCGATTGTTTTGACTAGAAATACAGTTGATTTAAGTAATATTTCACAAGCTATTTTTGCCCCTTCAATAGGTACAACGGCCAACGGTTCAGTTGCCTCCCCCGCTTTAGGATACACAGCAGAAGACGTAGCTAATAAACAAAATAGTTTAGCTGTTGATGGAACGGGTGCAAAATATCCAACAGTCGATGCAGTTAAGGCGGGATTAAACGCATTACTACCAACTCCTTTGTTAGGCAACGTTTTGCGAGGTAACGGCACGGCTTATGTGGCAATTACAGAGGTTGAGTTTATGCGGGTTAAAAATCCGTTTTTAAAATCTCATTTGGCGACTGATATTAATTTTGATAAATTAATTTATTGGGATAATTTTATACGACCAGACGCTGCTAGTCTAGGTACAGCCGACAGCGGTCAGGTTTATCAAAATTTAAACGGGGCAGGTTGGTCAATAGTTGGAAACGAGGCAAATAGTTCGGAATTTTCAATAACTGCAATTCCTATAACTTCAGCAGGAGATAGAGCCTCTTATATATCTAAAAATTTACTTAGAAATACCCCCCCGAATAGCGCTAGAAGAGCGGGGGTTGCATTTTTAAAAGACAAAGATAATAATATTTCATTAACCCTCAATCGGAATGGCGTATTTATAAACAAAAAAACAAATGGGGTAGATACTATTTTACTAAGTATAAGTATAGCAATTGATGGTTTTAATGGTGTGGACTTCACAAATACTGAAATAGATTTCGAGTTTAGAATATATTCAAATGTCTCAAAAACCATTGTTTTGATATTTTCAAATTTTTTAAACATTAACCGAATAGTAGATATTCAAGATACAAGTTATTTTAATAACATAAATTTCTTTGGATTTTTGGGATTTGAAAACGCAAATTCCGTGGTAATTTCATCAAAATTAATAAAAGACTTATAAAATGATAGTAAATAAATTAAACGGACAGCCCGATTTAACAGGTTTAGAACATTGGGATATTCAAAGTTACAGCCTTAACAATGATAACGAAACATACACCGTTCAAGCCGTACACAAGCTCATTCCTCTCATCAGAAAGCGATACTCGATGGACGATGAAATAGCAATCCAGCGGCAAAAGGAAACAAAACCAGAGGAATTTCAAGCGTATTTTAATTATGTTGAACTTTGTAAAACTTCCCTAAAATGATAGATAAATTACTAGATAGTTCGGGCGTAATTGCCACTATTTTGACGGGAATAATTGCTTTTTTTGGAGGCAAAAAAATGCGAAGTATTGACGAAAAGAAAGCCAACAGCGACGCCACGGAAGGAATAGGGCGAGTGTATGAGAAATTTGCCGAGCAAACCGAGCGAAAATTTGACCAAATGGACAGCGAGTTAAAAGAGGTGAAAATGTTGTTAAAACAATACATTGATCAATGCCGTAAATGTGAAAATAATAAAATAAGATGACAAAACTAACAGAAAATTTCAGACTTCAAGAGTTTCAATCAGGAGATGGTGCGGGATTCCCTGCCGCTGTTTTAATTAACCTATCAAAACTAGCGAAAAACCTGCAAGTTTTAAGAAATGAATTAAAACAATCAATTACAATTACTAGCGGGTACCGTTCTCCAAAGCATAACAGGGCAGTTGGTGGAGTTGCAAATAGTCAGCATGTACTAGGTAAAGCCTCTGATTTACAAGCTCAAAATACAACGCCAAAACAACTAGCTGCTTTAATTGAAAAGCTTATTTTAGAGCGTAAAATGGATCAGGGAGGTGTTGGGATATATCCTGATTTCTTGCATTATGATATTCGTGGAACAAAAGCAAGGTGGTCAAAATGAAAAATATACTAATAATTACGCTATCACTTTTGCTGTTTAGTTGTGGTGCCAGAAAGTCCAATAAGTCTAAAATTGAAACGTCCAAACAGTCAGAAGCTACAATCTCAGCCGTTTTAAAATCGGAAACGATAAAAGATGTTGTTACAGTAAAAGAAGCCCTTACAGAGGTTAGTTTTAGCAATGAAAAGCTAGAGCCTATTGACGTTTTGAAACCGATAATTAAAACCCAAAACACAAAGGACGGGACTACTATTACAACTTGGCAAAACGCAAAAGTTGACCGCTCTATCACTTCAAAAAAAGAGGTGTTAAAAGAAATTAAGAGAGATTTAAGTAAAGAAATTAAGAGAGATAAAAGTAACTCCTTGTTAAAAATTAAAGAAAATAACGAAAATATTAAAAAAGAAACCGAGCGGGAAAACTATTCGATGTGGTGGATTTTACTTTTAATTATTTTAATTTTATACTTTTACCTAAAACACAAAAGCCACTCGAATTGAGTGGCTTTTTTTTGGTTAAATGTTTTTTATCTGTTAAAAACGCATAAACCTGCGTATATCTTATAGTTATGAGTTATTTACGACAGAAACTCGTAATTGAAGCCAACCAATCATAAAATTATAGTTTGTTTCTCTCGCATCTGTGTATGTCATTTTATCTTTTGAGTATTTGAATAAACAAAAAGGTGTTATTCCGTACCACCAATATTTTATTATTTCTATTTTCCTGTTATTTTTTTCCATTTTTCTAAATGTTCATCTAATTTTAAATAACTATATTCGATATTTAATAATGCATTTCGGCACCAATCAGCAAAAGATTTCATATCTTCTTTAGTGTATTCTATTTTATTATTTTTTATTTCTGATTTCATATTGCTCGCTATAATGTTTAGTATGTATTTTACTTATTTGTTCTTAAATTTCAGGATATTTTTTGGTTATAAATCAGATTCTTTTTTAAAAAACAATAAACTTACATATATCTTGTAGTTATGTTTAATGGCTACATTATTTTTTAATAATTACACTTTTGGAGCTAACATTTCCACTTTTATTTCATCGTCACAAGTATATCCACTAAGTTTGAAATCTGATATTTTGTAGCTGTTGAAAATAACATCAATGTCAGTTTCTAAAATATCGTTTAACTCAGGCAACAACACCTCACAATTTGAATGTGTATTTGGATCTCTTTTTAAAAGTTCTTTCACGGCATCGTATTGATTATCATAAAAATGAACACATTTAAGAGTTCCCTCTATAGCTATTGCCTTAAAACCTGTTACTTTTTCTAAAATTTTAGCTAACAAAGCGTAAGAAGCGATATTAAAAGGCAAGCCTAAAAAAGTGTCGACAGATCTTTGATTCCAATGCAATTCAAATCCAAAATGTCCCCACTCCAATGGTACGCCAATAATCTGAAATTCTGAATGGCACGGAGGCAAAGCTGTTAGTTCAGTTTCAGAAGGATTCCAAGCATTTACTTTTAATCTGCTTGACATTATATCTAATGCCATATTTTTTACAAGGTCTTTAATTTGGTCTGTGTTGCCGTTAAAATTTCTCCATTGTACAGAGTAATTTTGTCCGACAGAGCCAATTCCTTTTTTTTCAAAATCTTCAAAAGTTAAAACTCCACCGTGTTTTTTATACCAATTAAAAGCATCTTTGTTCCAGATTTTAATCCCATTTTCATTTAAATACTTTACATCGTTATCTCCACGAAGAAACCAAATCAATTCTCCAACGATTCCCTTCCAGTATAATTTTTTGTTTGTGATTGCGGGAAAACCATCATTGAAATCGTGTCTGAAGGTGTAACTAGGTATCTGAAGCCTTTTTACACCTCTATTTTTGTTTTCATACTCTTTGCCTTCATTGACAATTTTTTTACATAATTTTTGAAATTCTTGATCTACTTTTGACATAATTTATTTATAATTTTATTTAAAATTTAAAGTTACTTTCGTTTTTTTGTAATCAAATTTTAGTTCCTCTATACCGAGTATTTCAGCATATTCAAAAAACATTTTTGTATGCATTCCTCCACCGCTTTTAATTTGGCGGCTAATATGTTGAGGTTTTCTACCTACTTTTTCAGCAAATTTTTTCTGATTTAATCCAGAAGTTTCAATCAATAATTTTAGTAAATTCATAATTGTTTTTTTTTCAAAGGTACAACCGAATTCAATATTAAAATGTTAAAGTATGTTAAAAAATAACCTACAAGGGTTATTAGTTATATCTTTGCTGAAACAAATAAATATAAAAATTATGGACTCACATCACTTAGACTTTATGTCACCAGCAAACGAAACGCCCAGAGAAAAGAATTTCGATGACGTTTATTTACAATTAGATAGGGAAGATGCGCTAATTGTAGAAGAGCACATTGACAACATCCCCCGGGTAAATTTTAACTTTAAAAAATGTTTAGATTTTGTAAAAACTAAAATATCTAACGATTTAACATCAGGGAATTACACGGTTGAAAATAATAGTGGATCATCTGTAATGTTAAATTTTGAAGGCATTAATTTGTATTTTTTCACGTTTGCAGGATCACTTTGCAATTCAGATTTTGGAATAGAAGGTACAGAAACTCAAAAAGCTGTTTTCAAATCTAAAACTTTTGCAGACGAAAAATCAGAAATTCAAAAACAAATTGATTTATTAAACGCTAAAATGAACGCTTTATGATAGAAGTAATAGAGTACCAGACCGAAAGAATTAAAGCTTTAGAAGCGGAATTAAAGCGATTAAACGAGTTGCTAAACGCAACCGCAAAAGAAATAGAGGTTATAATATTAGACCCGAACTTTGACAAGCCATTATCTGAATTAAATAAAACTTATTAATTATGAGTAAATTACAATTTTTTGAAATGAGGGCCGAAGAGATGGCCACATTATACGATAGTACTTTTACAAAAAAAGAAGCGGTAAAAACAGGCGAAAATTTAGTGCAAAACGTATTAGATAACGGACAAGTTGGGATTTTAGAATTGACTTGTAGTCTAGTAAGATTGCAAGAAGTAATAAGTACGGCAGTTTCTCAATTACGAAATCATTTGCCAACTGAAAAAACCGAATTAATGGGGGTTACTTTCACGCCTACAAATGGGGGAAACACGGTAAATTATTCAGACGATGAAATTTATCGAACTATAAAAGCCGACTTAGATGCACGCACCGAGCAGCTTAAATTAGCGCAAAAGCAAGAAGTTTTCGATGCTTACGGAAATCAGGTGCCAAAAGTTTCTACAACTCCACGAAAGGATTCAATCACAATTAAATTTTAGAAATTATGAAAAATTTAGCAACAGCATTAGTGAAGGCTCAAATGGAAATGGTAACTCCAAAAAAAACAGCGTTAAATCCATTTTTTAAAAATAAATATGCAGACCTTAATAGTATTTTAGAAGTGGTGCTTCCTGCATTCAACAACAACGGGATTGTAGTTTTGCAACCTACCACAACGTTTGAGGGTAAAAACTATGTTAGAACTATTTTAATGCATGAATCAGGCGAACAAATAGAATCGCTAACTGAAATTATCTTTTCTAAACAAAACGATGCACAAAGTCAGGGATCAGGAATAAGTTATGCTAGGCGTTACGGGTTGCAAAGTTTTGTTTCCGTTGGTAGTGCAGACGATGATGGGCAAAAAGCAGTTGAACCACCAAAGGCGTTAAATGCAGAGCAAAAGCAAAACGAAAAGGATTTGCTTAACTCCAAAGACTTTGAATCATTAGGCACAACGTGGAAGGCTTTAAACGCTTACGAGCAAAAAAGAACTGAGCCACTAAAAAACGAATTAAAATTAAAGTTAACCAATAAATAGAATCTTATGAGCGCACTTATCAATTTAGGAATTAAAGGTAAAGACGGGAAGTACAAGCAGTACACAATTTCAATTTCAGACGAGCCAAACGACTACGGTCAAAACGTATCAATGTATTTGAGCCAAACCAAAGAGCAACGGGAAGCTAAAGAAAAACGTACATACGTGGCAAATGGTCAAGTAATTTGGACGGACGGAAATATAGTAGCACCGCCACGAAAAGACCAAATATCACAAGCGGAATCAGATTTGGCAGACGATTTGCCTTTCTAAAACTAATCAAACACCCGCTATTTATTTAGCGGGTTAATTTAAAAACTTAAAAAAATGGAAATTATAAAAGGTAACTGGTATGAGTGTGTAAATGCAGAAGGTTGGAATTTTTTTACAGAAGGAAATAAATACTTTTCAAATGAAAACGGACAATTGATTGGAGAAGATGGTTTTTTTGAATATATTAATTCACACGAAATAGACTTCAAATTAACAACAAACACCCCAGCACACTACGACAACACTAATGGTTCGCTTTACAAATTTTGCGAGGAACAAA